GCTGGAGCTTTCTTAACTGGAGCTGGTGTTGGGACTGGAGCTGGTGTTGGGACTGGGACTGGAGCTGGAGCTGGAGCTGGAGCCTTGATAACATCAGCAATTTGTCTAATTATACCATATATTTCAGATTTGTGTATTTTTGGTCTTTGAAGAGCATGTTCAATTTGTTCTCTGACAGAGTCCATCGCGTAATATATATAAAAGAAATATTATCTTTATACTAAATGTTATTCATAGGCCCAACTCTCCTGAGTGGGATAGGTCAACATTGTAAAAAATATATGGATCTTTTCCCATCAGTTGGTTATACTAAATATATTGAAATACACGAAGAAATACCGGAATCTGACCATGCATTTATATTCGCACTTCCTGTAAATTACTGGTTAGATAGAATACCCGAAATAAAAAGAAAAGTAAAACGTGTTACGTGTATGACAGTATGCGAAACGGAAACTGTACATAAGGATTACGGTAAACTTTTTGATTTATTCGATAAAATTGCAGTACCAAGTGAATACTGTAGACAAATTTTCAAAAGACAATTCCCTAATAAACATTTTTTTGTCATACACGCACATATACCCGATAAAAGACCTTATACATTTTATCATATAGGTAACGTACACGACCCCCGAAAAAATTTTAACAAAATATTAGAGTGTTTCATACGATTAAATAAACCCGATACACGATTGATTGTTAAAGCAACGTGTAAATACCCGGTAAATATAAATGTACCAAATGTAACGGTTATAAACAATCTCATATCTGACGAAGATATGGAAGATATACACAGTAAATCAGATTGTTATGTAAGCTTTTCCTCATCTGAAGGTGTTGGTATGGGCGCAGTAGAAGCCGCAATAAGAAACAAACCAGTTATAATAACAGATTACGGGGGTGCAAAAGAGTATATTAACACACCTTATACAATTGAATGTGGTTTACAAAAAATACAAAGAGATGATTTTTTATACGAAGCAGGTATGCAATGGGGAAAGCCCAATGTAGACCAGCTCATGGAATTTATGAATGATGCATACAATAAAAAGTTAAGATACATGGATCATTCTAAAACTCAAATACTTACTAGTAAAGAAAACATTTTACAAGAATTCGTCGTTAATGTAATTGGTCATGAAAATGATAAGTCCAGTCAAGATAGCTCCGGAGGTAAGTGATCCCTTTTGAGCGATTAACATGGCAACAATTTCATCAACGAATCCAATATTCGTTGGTTTTTTCAAAATTTCGGGAATAATTTGCGATATAGCGAGGTAAAGCGCCATGGATATTATAACGGGTCTGAGTGTTTCCTGATCTAACATTTCTATTATAACAATATATTTATTTTTTACTAATATTATAATGTTTTTTACAATATACCCCACACGTCGATTTAAAAGAACACTTTTTACCACTCATCGTGATAGCCTGACATGTAATATCTTTGTGTCTACTTACTACGTGTTTATCCGGGACCGTATCTAAAAAAATTATTTTACTTTTCTCTCTTTTATCGTCGTACTTTTTGCGAGATTCTCTGAGCTTATGAATACTTCTCGCAAATAGTTCACATTTTTCTGTTTGGTTTTTATATAAACCTCTAGCAATATCTAAATCTTTTTTATCATACAACGTGTTCATTTTGACTTTGGGTTTGATTCCTAATATATTTTATATATTTCACCACTGAGGTTATAAAAATACATGTAATTATACCATTACATATAACATAATACCAAATATATTCATAAAACCCTAAAAATGTTGTTAATAACATTGCAATCATAACATAAATAGTATATAAGAAAATACCATGTATACTGTTATTTTGTATACTATGTAGCGGTAATACACACGCCAAACAATTAATTATAGTTAAGATATTATCATACAAAATTGTATAATGTACACTTAATGCAACTAAAAATACATTTAACCAAGCTATCATGAGCGAATTAAACAATTCATACTCGGGTTCTTGTTGTTGAACTTGTTGAGTTTCATTACTCGTTAAAACATCTACCACATGTGGTCTTTCTTCTTCATAATTTATACCTATAATAGGAGTTCCATCAGGTTGTCTAATTTCATTATAGTACATAAAAGAATAAGTACTATATCTTTTATGTATTTTAAATGTAAAGGGTATTGTTTTATATGCAACTGTCCTTTAGAACCATATATAAAATCAAGTAATCATGAGAAACGCGAACTCATTAGAAAATACAGAAAAATAAAACCACTTTTTTTAGTGAACAACGAGACGTATTTGAAATTTTTTAAATTAAAAGTAAAAAGGGTCTGTTATTCATGCTTTAAAACGTGTGGTAAACCATCACAGGAAGTTCTCAGGTCAAGGGAAATTGGAAAAACCAAAACCATAAATAGAAATTTATCATTATCCAGAAAAGAATTATTTTTATGGTACAAAGGTTTATACAATTACGTAAACAAACATTTTCATAATAGACCCATAATCGTGTACAATGATATTTAAAAAATTGTAAATAATAAGTAGTATGTGTGATATATCTGGTCCAAATACCGGTGCCATTTTACGAATGAATGCCATAGGTAAACAAGAAACGTACCTTTTATCAGACGAACCAAACAAATCGTTCTTTAAATATGATTCTAAAAATCACGCACATTTTACCAAGTTTCATAAAAGTTTAAACGTTAGTAAGCCAAGTACAGCCAAACCAAATTGGCCTTTTGGAGAAACGATTAAAGTTACATTGAATCCAAGGAATATGGGAGATCTCTTATCCAATATGTATATATCATTAACTCTACCACCTATAAATAACGCAATCGACGAATATTTTGCAGACCAATTAGGAAGACATATATTCAAATCAATCACTATGCGCGTAGATGATCTCATTGTAGAAACGTTTCATGATGATTGGGGTGTTATTTATGACGAAATGTACCTCGACGAATCCGAAAAGCGTACAAAAAGATACACACTAAACAGGAATTTAGCAGAAGATACAGCTTTAGAACCAGGTAATTGTGTGTTCGGAGGCTTAAAATCTAAATTGTTTATACCCGTACCATTTTTCTTTTCAAGAAAATATGAAAGTGATGAATACGAAACAAATAAACCAAATCGACCATATTTTCCAACATGTGCAATACATAAACAAAAAATAGAATTTGAATTTGTTTTTAGACCTAAAACCTTCTTTACAAATGCTGCGGGTACAGTTTCACTCGATGGGTTTGACATTATTACAGAAGAAATAACAATACCCAATGAAGAAAGAGTTTACATTAAAAGTAAAGAACATACATTCATAACAGATGTTGTTAAAAAACACCCTTCTCTTGAAATTAAAACGGGTGAAACAGACGTAAAACTCGAACTTGTTCCAGACATACCCGTAAAAAACATATTCTGGTTTTTTAGACAAGTTGCTTTTGAAAACGAAAATATTTTTGATGGTACCGGAAATACCTTATTAGCAAATGTGTTTGCGAACAGATATAACTTCTCGTCAAACGTAGAATATTCCGTAAAAAATGAATTTTATAATCCACCCATGCAAAAAGCTAAAATATTTATAAACGGAGAAGATATGCCAAATTTACAAGATAGCGATCACAAATATTATAAATATGTAGTACCTTTTACAAGTCGTTTATCTAGACCATATAGAAATATTTATACGTATGCTTTCTCGATGAATCCGATTAATGTGGAACCATCGGGAAGCTTGGATTTTAGTCAATTACAATCAAACAAAACAACACTAGAAGTAAATATGAAAAGTGGTTTAACAAGTGATTATACTTTACACGCGTATTACGTAGGATACCAAACATTCTCGTTTAAAGAAGGTTTCATGACACGCGCTTACTAAATAAATCATTTTTATTAACGTTTATGTATTCAATTATTTTATTTTTTATACACCATCTTATGAAATTCAATTGTGCCACAGTTGTATGAATTCCATGATTTGTACCAGGTATAGTATATTCAATTTTAGACGATCTACAAAACGGATCGAATAATTTTTTACTATACCCATCCAAACTCGATTTATAGGCACAATGAACACTAAAAATTTTACCATCACCCGTTTTATAAGATAAATTTGTACGCTTAGAATAATTTGTTATAAACCATTCTAAATTTCTCAAAGATATTCCACCAGTTTTGTTTAATATATTTTCAAGGATTTCCCTATTTTTTGGGGATTCATAAAACGTATCGATAGAATGTAACAATATATCAGATTTGTTCATGTTATAAAATATAGGTCTCTAACTTTTAAGTATCTTTTCAATGATACTGATCAGCCATTTCCTCTAAAGACTGTTCCGAATGCAAGGGTGTATAACTATTTGATTTAGGTATCACTTTCATATTAACATCTCTATCACAATACAATGTTTGATTGACGTGCTTCCTACAAAAATTCTGTTTATTACCACAATCGTGTGTACATATAGTATCATTTCCGTCTCTATCTCTGTATACACCCTTACATTTACCTAAATGGTAATCTTTTTCTATAAACGGTATAAATTGTTTGAGAGATAATTCAGACACACACATATTCAACCTTTTACATTCATTTAATATACTACGATTTACTTCTTCTTCACATAAATGATCCATATCCCATAAACACTTAGCAAATCTAGAATTACCCTTTTTATATTTTTCTACATCCCGTTCATCCTTAATAGAATCACTTTCGAGTTCATAAGACAATTCTTCGGGATGTGGATATCCAGATTTTAACTGTTCAATAGTTAAGAGAGTATACTTTGTTATTATACGTTCCCATAATATCTTAATGTTATGTACCGCATTAGAACGTATAAAATACCATATTTGTTTTTCAACAGAAGATTTATTGACTTTTACCATTGTTAGTATATAAGTTCTTTTTTTTAAGTATTAAAAAAATCGCTAATTTTTCTCTGAGTAGGATCGTGTACAAATTTCTTACGTCTATTTGGTTTAGCGCGTGTAATGAGTTCACCAAATATCTCCTCCTTAGGATCTTCAAATAATGGTTCAATCAAATCACACACAGGATTCAAAAACTTATTCAAAAAATAATACGGATAATCAACAGGTAAATTATTCTCTTCCGCGTATTTAGGATCTTCAGCTTTTTCGTAAGCTTTTGCTCTAGGATCGTGTGTTTTCAAAAGAATATACGGAACTCTATCCCCCGATTGTGGTTCAGATCCAGGTTGTCTTTCTCGCATTTTATTACGAACCTGAACGTGAGATAAATTTTCAGATTTGTATGAATCGCCCAATTGTTGTGAAAGTATTAACTTTTCGTGAGGAACATCACCTTCAAGTAATTCGATAGCACGTTGTAAAGCGAGTGCCTTAGGAGGTCCAGTATCACTACTCTCCAAAACAACATCGAGTAATTCTTTACACACTTCACGCATATGAGGTGTATTATCTCGCCTCACAAGCTGTAAACCCTTAACATCAATGTAATCCATGTTCATATTTCCATCTTTACCTTGTGTCCAAAGTTTTGCCGCGTAACGTTTCTTTGAATACAAAAAATACGGACAATACACCTTCTCAAGTTCAAGATTATTTGGCTTTTTAAATAGATGTGTACACGCAGTCGCTGCGCGTTCCCCAAGTTCCCAACTATACTTGATAGCTTCATCACCTTTACGATCTCCAACATCAAATTCAACCATAACAGAATCAGTATCGCCGTAACGTACCTTCGAACCCGGGAAATTCTCCTCGACATATTTTTTCGTATCATCGATCATCATTCGACCTTTTCGAGTCACTGATGATGCAATTGGAACACATGGCAACATACCTTTAGATGCACCCGTAAAACCATACACGGAATTCATGGAAATTTTATACGCCAATTGTTTACCATTATACATTTGTTGTATAGAACCAGTTGAATTAGCCATGTCTTTTTTAGCCTGTTTACGAAATTGTTTAAGTTCAAGAAGAATATTCGGTAAAAGACTCGGTACATTCTGAACAAATTTAAACTGTCCAAACGTTTCGATCTCTAAATCAGGATACCGCTCCTTATCCTCATATTTAGGGTCCATTATCAAAGTTGAATAACACAAATTATGCGCCATCATTATAGATGGATATAGAGCCTCAAAATCAAGTGCCGTAATAGGAGTATAATATGCACCTTTCTGCGCTTCAAGAACAGTTGCTCCTTCATACCCATCAACCATACCCTCACCCCACGAAAGTGTAGGAACAAGATACCCCATTTCTCGCGCCTTTTTAGTTAATTGACTAAAAACTTTTATTTGTTGTCCACGTTCGACGAGGTACGTTAAGGGAACCCACGTCGCTTTAGCCATTTCCAAAAGATTAATAAGTGTACATAACTTTGATAGAAGTCTATGTGGAAGTAAAGTATCTTTAATACAGTATTCAGCAACCTCACGCAATTTAATAGGGTCTTCCTCGACAAAACGCGCAAACATTTCCTTTGCAGGCATGTCTATTTTTTGATCACCAAGATACAACTTAGAAACGTTATCAAGTTTATAAGAATCAAGTTTATACCCTTTTTTTACTTCGTGAAATAAATCAAAAACAAAACGACCGGGGATAGGTAAAAGTTTTAAGTCATTATCACCAAGAGCACTCGATGACAATTTCTTATACACCATTTTACACGCATAATCTTTCAATTTACTTATCTTATAAAACTTTCGCGAACACCCAACTTTCTTAGCACGTTTCATTATATATTCCATATCAAAACCAAATATGTTCCAACCCGTAATAATATCAATATCCTTTGTAATCATATATTCACTAAACGCATCTAACATGCCCTTTTCAGTATCATAGCTCAATATATTACACCCTTCCAAATTAGAATCCGTTTTCTTATAACAAAAACACGTCTTATCGTAAGGTATATCTGAACCAAACGTACATAATGAAATAGCTATTTGAAAACAACAATCACCGTCTATATCCGCATCAGGAAACTTACCAGTAGAACTATTACATTCTATATCCAGGGAAGCAACAACAAAGGGGGCAGTTTCCGGATTATTAACGGGTTTTAATAGTGTCCAATCTTTACAATACAAATCAATATCAACATGTGCAACATTATTATCATCACACAAATCACCTGTATCTAACCACCCAGTCGATTGTATACCAGTCCTATGCATTAGCCTCAGGACAGGGTCCAGGTTAGACTCGTATACTTTAAGCTTTTTGTATTCATCCGGAAGAGCTCTATTCTTAATTTTATAAGAAACCTTCCTACGATCGCCCAAAGTTTCAAATTCAAGTTTCATGAAATAAAACTCCTCGTTATCTTGAAACCCCCACACATCTTTCGATTTTATTATCGTATAATCAAAATTAAGTTCAGGACATAACCTACACATTTTTTGGTACCAAATAGAGGCCCATGTCTTATAATCTTTACGAGGAAGTTTCACGTAAAAATATGGTTTAAACTCGGTCGTAACACACACAGATTTTCCATCAAACGTCTTACCAAAAACACGTACTAAGTGAACTTGATCATCATCTTCAGTTTCCCAGGTAAGAGCTTGAAAAACAACCATTTCTATTACTACGTTATCGCTCGATTTTTTTAATATACTATATTAGTAAAATATGTCAGCTGCTTTGATTGACCTCGTATCGGTCGGTGCCCAAGATGTGTACATCACAGGCGACCCACAAGTCTCGTTCTT